CTGCGCCATGTTGGACTCGAAGTATTCCGCCTTCATCGGCGGGGCCGCGAAGTCCACTCGGTCATAAGCCTTGTCGAAGGCCGAGACCAAGCCGCCCGTAAGCGGAGTGCCAGACGGGAGCAGCTGGTTGTAGGTCTGCTGCGTCGGAGCCCAGTTGGTCTTGCCGGCCGCCGTGGGGTCGATCCCCATGACGGTCGTCCAAGCTCCGCCCGGGTGCGCCGAGCTCGGCAACCCGTTCGGGAACTCGTTGATGAAGACCGGGATGGAATACTGCTCCTTCCCGTCCACCGCCTCCATCTTCGTCTTGTCCGGAACGGCCCACCACACGTCTTCCAGGTAGTTGAACTGGTCCGTCACAGCGTCTTGCTGCATACGGAACCACTCCGACTTGAAGATGTGAACGAGGTCGCCCGTCGCGTTGTTCAGCTCGATCTGCTGATCCGTCCAGCCGAGCGGGGTGATCCAGAAGCGCCACTCGACGGTCCAGGTCACGCCGGTCTGCGGCATGGGGATCGTCTCGTTGTCGCCCGGATGGTAGGAGTGCGTCACGCGATCCACGGACAACAGGATGTTGTCGCGGATCTTCGAGCCGCCTTGGAGCACGTCGGACATCTGCTGCCCTCGCAGCAGGTAGCCAGCCGTGCGGTAGTTGCGTTTCTGAGCGTCGTTGATGACGGCCTCGCGGCTCGTCAGGTAGGTCGGTCCCGTGATGTCCTGGAACCGCGTGAACGCGCTCATGGGAGAGCCAGCCACGTTCTACTTGTCCTTCCACGTCAACGGGCCACTGGCCCGCGAACGTCTACGACCCGTACACTCGTCGGCGGGCTTCCTCGACGGAGACTCGGGGATCCAGAGCGAGCTTGGCGGCCAGGGTCTCCCTGTCCTCCTTGCTCATCGTTCCGCCCTGCAACCCCTTCGTCTTCGACGAAGCAGTTCCGTTCGCGCGCATCCGGGCCAGTTTCGTTTTGTCGTCCTTGGCCTGAGACTCGACTTCATCGAGATCGGCGATCCTGGCCGCTTGGTTCACGAGCTTCTCCATGTCCGCGAGCGAGTACCGCCCCGTGGAGTTCAGCCCGACCATGACCGGGAACACGTCCGCCTGGAATACCTCGTCGTCCTCAAGCTCCGGGAACCGTCCCGAGAGCGCCTCCCTGGCCTTGTCAATCGCGGCCTTGAGTTGAGCCTGCCCGGCCTCGCCCGCCTTGGCTTCCGCCGCTTCGAGCTTCGCCTGCAAGGGTTTCACTGCCGCTGTAATCGCCTTCTCCAGGGTCGCAGCGAACTCCGGTCCGAACTCACGCTCAGCATCCTTGACCGCCTCTTTCAGGTCGGGCAACGGGGTATCGTGGGGCTCTCCAGCCTTCGATCCCGCGCCCTGACCTACGATGGTCTCCTGGCCCTTGCGTGATTCGGCTACCTGTTGCGCTGCCTGCTGCCATCCGACGACAACCGGCTTGAGCTCTTTGCCCCAAGCCACCTTGTCCTCGTCCGACAGAGCGTCGATCCGAGCCTGCGGGATCTGCGCCCGCTTCAAGATGTCGATGGCCTTCCCGACCTGTCTCGTGGTCGGCTTGACCGCCTCGCCACCCGGCTCGGCTTTCGCCTTCTTGCCTCCCTCGGCAGGGCTTTCGCCTCCGGCCTCGGGCTGCTCGTTCTGCTCGTCTCCCTCTGTCTGCTTCCTGAACTCCGGGAACTCCTTCGCCAGCTCCTTGCGAATGTCCTCGTCGGACTTCACGAACTGGCCCTTCTCGTTCCGCGCCTTCTCGGACTTCTCCTCCGTGTGCTCCTGGATGATCTGCTCCAGGGCCTCGACGGGGTTGTCCGGGATCGCGGACTCCGCGAGCTTGGGATCCACCGCTTCCGCTGTCGTCTGCTCGGTCATCCCTGCGCCCTCAACGCGAGCACCGCGCCGGCCGCCAAGAAACCCTGATCCGGGGCCTCATCATCCAACGGGAGCACGGCCTCATTCGAGAACACCACCACGTCACCGACCTTGAATCCGTGGTCCACGCGCTGCCCGTTCTCGATCCGGCCCGGACCGACCGCGATTACATCACCCTCGCAGACCTGCCCCTTGAAGCTCGCCGGCAGGTACAGGCCGCTCTCGCGGCGGGTCGTGTCCTTGCAGCGCACGAGCAGGCGGTCCCAGGTCGGCAGGTATCGGATCGGGGTCTCGGTGGCTGAAATCATGTCGCTCCTACTATGGCTTGTTGGTCTCGCTAGTCAACATCCCAGGCGTAGCGGCCTCCAGTGCGGGCCATGAACTCCTTGACCTGGGCCTTCGTCGTGAACTGCGGCTTGCCTCTGGCGTCCACGCGATCCCAGATGGGCTTAGAGGCGCGCCACTCGGCTGCGCTCTCCAGGCACGCCTCCCGCTCGGCCTCCGTGGTGGCCACGCGCGCCTCGGCCTCCCGCCGGGCTGCGACCTTGAGGGGATCGTGGACCCGTGGGAGCTGGGAGGCCGTGTGAACGTAGTCCTTGACCACCGGACGCCCCATCGCGGAGACGAGCCGCGTGAGGGTCTGCCCTGGGCTGTCCGGGTCGTCCATCGTCTCGCCGAGCCTCGGGGCCTCGCGGGCCCAGAGGAACCGCTCCACAACCTCGCCCGCAGGCGTCTCGAAGACGTAGATGGGCACTAGGCCACCCCCGCCTTCCTCGCCTGCCTGATCTGCTTCCTAGCCGGGGCCTGCGTGGGCGAGCTACGTTGCCCCCTGTTAGCCGTGGCCGAGACTTGAGGCCTGCGCCCCGCCTGGGCCGAGGCGCGATCTCCGCTCATCCTAGGCTGCGCTGCGGCCTGCTCCTGTTGCTGCTGGGGCAGCGCACCCTGCATGGCCGCCTCCTGCACCCTGGCGATCCCGAGCTTCTCCCCGAGGTCGGGCATGTTCAGCGCCTCACCCACGAGGTCGAACGCCTCCTTCCAGCCAGCCATCGGGGCCATCGCGATCGCCGGCACCGTCTGGGCCATCATGGTGAAGACCTGGACCGCGCGAGCCTGGGCCACCCCCTCGTCGAGCCGCTCGGTGGACATGATCTCGATCTCGATCTCCAGGTCCTCGAAGGGAACCTTGGCCTTGAGCGCGCCCTCACCCTCTGGATCGCCTCCGCGGAAGGTAACGCCCTCGGGCACGCCAAGCTCCTCGCTCGCCTCGGGGCCGAGAACGACCTCCACGTCCTCGCTCTCCCAGAGGTACCAAGCGGCCGTGCGCATCGCGTCGTTCGTGCCCTTGCGAAACCGCTTCTTCTTCCACGAGAGCCTCTGGTTCCCAGCCGCGTCCGCGATCGCGTTCTCGGTCGCCGTGCCGATCCCAGAGACCTCCCCGCGCTTCGCATCGCTCATCCCGAGTGCGGCGTCAACGTCTCCCTGGAGCCCGAGGATCGTGAGTCGCTGCTCCTCAGTTGGACCTCCAAGCTCGATCTCGCGGAAGTTCCGGTCGAGGTTGTCGATCGAGCCGAGCGCAACCTGCCCCTCCGGCGTGTCGTTGATCGTCTCCGCGAGCATCGGGTCCTTGTCCGAGGCGAGCCCAATCTTCTTCCTCGCCCGCGCAGCCTTGAGGAACGAGATCTTGTGCTGGTTCAGCTCGCGGTTCTGCCCCTCGACCGCCGTGAGCGGCCCGAGCGGGTAGAGCTTGCCGGGCACCTTGTACGCGCCCACCACGCTGTACGGACCCCACTTCGGACCGAAGAACGGACGCGGATCGCGGATGAACTGCGGTACGCCCTTGGGCGTAGTCCCGTCCGTGCTCCCCGCGACCACGAGGTCAACGAGCGTTCCGTGGAACTTGCGGCGCTCCTTCGGCTTGAGCTTCGCAACCTCGGGCAACTCCCACTCGGGGATCCACACCTGATACCCCACGATCTCATCGCGCCCGGAGACCTGCTCCACGTGCTCGTCACGCTGGAGCTTCTCCAGCCCAGCATCGACCGCGACGCGCTTGATCGTCTCGACGTTCCAGCCAGCGTCGGGATTCTCCTCGGCCTCGCGCAGGAGATCGTCCTTGTCCCTCGCCCATGCGTGCCACTTGATCCGCGCATCCCTCGGGTTGTCCGCGTAGGGGTCCATCCCATAACGCCGAGGGTCGAGCCTGTTGACGACCGGGCGCTTCCTAGGATCCGCGCCGGTCGGATCCTGGTCAGGGCTCGGCTCCATCTCCGTCAGGTACACCGCGTAGGCGAACAGGTAGTCCACCGCCGCCGCCTCCATCGTCTCCTGCACATCCGTGTCCACCGCCCAGCGGTCGAGCGCGTACTTGAGCGCGAGCGCCACGGGCTCGATGCGCGGCCCGCGCTTGGTGCTCACCTCGAAGCGCGGGTTGTCCCAAGCGAGGATCGGGAGCACGAGCGAGACGTACTGATAGGCGAGGTTCGCAGGATCGTACTCCTCGTCGAGGGCCGGACCCTGCCCGTAGAACCAGGGGCCGTGGTAGCGGCGGATCTGGTCCTTGACAGACTCTAGGTGCTTGTCGCGCAACCGCTCGCCCGACTCGATGAGCTGGTAGAGCTTGACGGGCTCGTG